TGAAGTATCCCCCTTATTAGCGAGAATAGCAACTGTTTTATCTTTATTGAATAGTATATAATGAAGAACAAATACAGTCGTTGTGGTCGTTTTACCTGATTGCCTAGATTGCGTAACTATATTAAAGCGTTCTCTTTCAAACTGTTTTAATAATGTCTTTTGATAATCGTATAGAGGTATTTTAATTTTACCACGATCAACATGAACTATGGTGAAATAATTTTCTGCAAAATAATGTATATCCTTCGAACATTTCTTGAACTCGATGATTTGTTCTTCGGTGTAGGAATGTGTACTTAACCTCCTTGTAAGGAAGGGGTTATTGAGGTAGGGATCGCTCACTTTTTAATTAAATCAAGGAGATCAGTAGCCGACCCAACAAAAAGATTATTGTTAGTTACATGTTCTGGTTTAGAGGCGTTGAGCTTCATTTGCTTTTCATGAAGCGTAGTAATGTGAGAGGTAGTATCCCCAAGTGTCTTAATCAATTGACCTACAACCTCATATGCTCGGGGATGTTCCGATTGCTTAGCGAGTTCTATTAGATCCTCGAGGGCGACATTACCATTCTCAACTAAATTATAATAATTTTCTCGAGCATAGTCATAATCATTCTTAATGTCTTTTTCCATAGAGTCAGATTTAACAACCTCTTGCTTTTCGTAGGTTGTTAAGACCGTGGGTTCTACGTTAAATGTTTCATCGAGTTTCATTAGGCATCTTCCCAATTACTCCAAGAATCTGTAAATCCGAAATCATCATTCTCGGTGGCAGTTGTAGGATCGGGTTCGACCGAATAAGTTTGTTTTCTATTTGGCGAATTAACTGGTATATCAGCATACATTGAAGTGTCAACCTTTTTAATAACACCTTGTGATGTAACCGGACCATATAATTGAATTGAAGCGGAAAATGATAGGGTATAAACTATAGCTCTTCTTGAAACGAAATCTCCTTCATAAGAATCTTCATATGACACTGAATCGAGTATAATTGGCACATCCTGAATATTTTTTAATTCGGATGAATCTTTTATCGTCATTGTGTAAGATGGTGAAAATGTTGGAAGTATTTGCTCAATGATCTGTATACCATCATCCGAATTCTTTACCATTACAAATAATTCAAAACTTACTGTATATGGTACAGGAGAAAACTGTTTACTTATAGCTTTATCGTTAGAGGTTTTTGGTATTTTTACTGTATTAATTTTATTAAGTTTTCTAACCGAATCGTATGAAAACGATCCAAGTTCAAATCCTATGCGCGGAAGAGAAATCGCCACAGACTTCGAAAGATTTGGATCTTCCCTTAATCGTGCGAGGAACTTTTCCTTCGGACCGTATGATAACGGTATTTTCATTTTTTGTTTAATTTCACCCGCTTTATTCTTTCTAATGAGGTAAATATCATTAAACATTGAACCGAAACCAATAACGGTTCTTTTTAATATTTCGTGGTAATAAGGGTCTGCTCCTAACATTATATCTCTCCAAACGGATTAGAATCCGTAAAATCTATTATTTTATCAGACTCACCCTGGAGCCAATCATTGATAGAGCTCTTATCTATATCATCCATTGAATGTTCTTCTTGTAACATATTGTATCCATTTTCGAATAATAATGCACCACCATCAAGAGTAGATGTTCCATCCTCTAGTAGTATATCATATATATTGATTGAGTTTGTTGAGTGTAGATCCTCAATTCTATCTATTTGAGAAATACCAGTATCAAGAGCTTCATTTGAATATTCAAAAAGTTTACAGGTTAAGGTAAATACTGGAATATTATGAAGTCTTTCGAATTCTTCCTCTTCAACAAAGGTAATTTCAAATAATTTCTTTCTATTTTGAGAGGGGAAATATATTAAATCCCCTTCCATTGGCCGTTTTGTTGCTATAAGATTTTGATCAAGTGCCGTAAGTTGATTAAATCTGAATTTAGATACTTGGAATTTGGCTTCGTCTCTTAATTCAAGACCGAACTTAGAAAGGGCGTCTGCTTCTCCGGCACCAATCGATTCATTCTCATAATACATTTCGATAACGTAAGCATCATTGAATTCCGATAAAACATCTTCTCCAAATAATTTATCTTCTCGAACTAATTTCCTCGGGAGATAATAAACATCATGACCGAATGCTTTTATCTGTTCTATGATTATTTCTTCATAGAGCTGTGACTCTGGTTTATGTGCATGATTAAAGAACGTTGAAGTAGACATCGCTCTAACCTATCATAAAATCAAGTGGAGCTTGATATGTAGATATTATTTTTTCTTCAAGTTTTTCAATTTCCTCTTGTGCCTGAGTATATATAGTATCTGCATCAATTTCAACACCACCAATCATTGCGATACCTTTGAATTTCTGGAGGTTTTGACCCCATTGTCTTTTGATGAGTTCTGTAGCATATCTCTTGAGGAACATATCATTATAGAGTCTTACTGCCACGGAGGGATCGGTTTTTCTGTAGCATTCGATGATTATAGCATCACCAACATTAAAAACGTCCGTCCAAGTATTATCAAAATATAATTTAGAACTTAAATGATTAAATCTAATTGACGGTTTAATATTAAACATAGTATCAAGCATGTCTAATTTTTCCCGAGCCATTGAAGTGGAAACAAGATCTGCTCCAGGATTTAAATCAATTAAACCCGACTGTATCATTGCTGCTTGATTATACCAATTAGACCCAAATGCAGAGGACGGATGATATACATTGACAATCGATACAACCGAATCCGGTATGGCGATCCAATTATTTCGATCTGTCCAAATTGATGAAACGGAATCCTCTGTTGCTGTTACAGAATTAACGTTTACCGAACGATCGAGGTCAGCCTGTGTTATTGTATGAGACAGATATAATCTTTCAATCCCATCGTAATGAAATTGACCAAAATATTCAAGAGCATCATCTATTCTGTCAGAGATTTGGTCGATGTCGACATTAATATCAACAACTGGTTTGCCCAATTTTCGAAGACAATATTCAGATAATTCAGATTTTGTTGTTAATGCCATTATTATTCTCTATAGTTTCTCTGGATATATTGTGTTATTTATATTAACCGCAAAGATATATACAAGCGACGAGTTTAACTTCTGCGGGATCGGAAAAAGTAACATTCTCACGGACTTTACCTACTGTATAAGATCTAATAATATCGTCATCTTGTTTCATTCCTTTACCTGGAGTAGATGATGTGACAATTAAATCACCTGCTTCAAAATCTCCATTTTCTCCACATACATTAATGGCACCCTCACCTAATGCATTAATTTGTATAATATCGTTAGTATCCAGAATATTAGCAAATTCATCTTTTAATTTACTTCGTGATAAAGGGGGTGTATTTGTTGGGTTATCTTCTTCAGAAGCGGTTGCATTCTGAAGAGCATAGTGATTAGATAATTCCTCTTCCGTATATGGATGATCTTCTATTAGAACTGATGGTCCTCGTCCATTTAAAGTATCATTTGACGTTATACTTTTACCGTTAAATATACCAATTGTGGCTTTTTGGTTAGAAGCAGAAGATAAAACTACTTGAGTAAGACTTTCGGAAACGTGAGTAATACCTATAACTGACTGATCTATTAATATATCCCCTATCTCCGGAGATTCGCTTTTATTAATAACAGATAAATGAGCACCTGTAAATGGTATATATGCTCCTCCCCCATTATCAAAATCCCCACCTTGTGAAAGAATATTACCACCACCACTCCTAATACCGTGCCATTCCCCTGCAGTTAATGGGAACGAGGAACCATCAGAGCCTGAAAGATATATACCAACATGCTCAGTATGAGCCTTAGTTCTTGCAGAACTGCTAGAACATTGAATTTGACTTAAAAAGGCAATCTTAGCGGGATTGATAGCTGTGCCGTCATGATTGATCTGACTAGTGTGTATGTTACCGCTGGACCAGCCAGTATACTGATCATTCCGAGTATCAAATCCTGCATAAGTGTTCCCTATATGAGATGTTGATACAACTGAACCACTTATACTACGTTCTACTCTGACTCCGTAGGTGTCTGAACATATTTGAGTTTGACTGGTCCTACCCGTTTGTAGACTATCAGCTGAACTAACAAAATATCCTGCACAACCGGGCCCAATAGTATTATCAAAAGTACCTGCACCAAAGGCGTATCCAGCAACACTATTCCTAACCCATATAGGAGCTACAAGATTTTCCCATGATTCAATGTGAACTATTCCAGTATAACCACCACCCATTATTTGGGCAGCATTGCTGGTAGAAAGGGAGAAAACATTGTTCCCCGTTGCGCCCGCAACGGTTTCCACATATGATGAAGATTTAAGTGCATCAAGACTTAATGTTCCTGTATCGATCATCCCACCATCGATAACAGTGATTTCCGGGCCGAGTTCATTGCCGAGTGCAGTGTTAGTAAATGTTACAACACCATCGAGATTTAAATGATTGGATGCTGTCGAGAAGCTAACAGAACTTACATTACCAGATCCTGCAGAAGATTCTGTACCCCAATATCTAGCCGCAAAATAATAGAGATTTGCATGAATTGTTGGCGGAGGGGTTGTAGACCATCCAGGTTTTAAACTGCCAAATGTTCCAGCACTAATATTATAGGAACTTGCATATGGGGTAGCTGGAGTAGATGAACTAGATTGACCCGCCGTAAGATATACGTGTCCTGACACAGTTAATAATCCATTAACACCGGTGATCGACTGACCATCTTCACCATCAGCAGCAACCTCTATTGGGTTCGACCAATCCGAAGATTCAACAGCGTCACTAGACCCTGCACTGGATGCTGTCGCCGTACACATCCATAATGATGTTCCCGTCCCAACAGCACCGAGATCTGACACCCAACTGTTGCCAAGGTTACTAGAACTCCAAGATCGGGTGGCAAAGTAATATGTGTGTGTACCACCTGGTTTTGAAGTAAGAGTAACATCAGATTTTTGATAAGCAAATACTACGGCATTATTCAGAGGGGTAATACCATCATCTCCAACCTTAGAATATAATAGTGGATCTGACCATTCCGAGGAGGAAATTGTATCATATGTATCAGTAGAAGATGCCAACGCTGTAGAAACCCACGATTCTTCGCCTGCCACTAAAGCTGGTGGTTCTGTAGTCCAACCTTGGTTACCAGGACTACCGAAAGTTAAATTCCCGTTGGCAAAGTAATATGTCGCTTGACCAGCACCACTTAGACCGCTTGGAGCATTCCCATCACCAGGTCCCTTTTTATATACTTGAACACTAGTCGCAGAAGTACCGGGAGCTCCATTAGTACCACTCGATGATATAAATTCTGGGGCACCCCAACTTAAAGATGAATCTGTTCCTGTAGCTCCTAAAACTGATGCTATAGCTCGAGAAACATAAAGATCATCTGTTCCGGGAGGTGTTATATTAGACCAATTATTGGGTGCATCACCCGGAAGATTAGTCCCAAAATTAAAACTTCCTCCTGATGGCGACTCTGCAACAACACCATTAATATCTACCGATGATCTTCTGAACACCTGATAAGTATAAGTGGATCTTGCATCCATTGAACCCTTTATTGGATCACTCCAATCTAGATCATCATCAATACCAGAATGACCATCAATAGAAGCCAATGCTCTTGAAGACCAGAGTTGATTAGTTGAAAAATCCGCTAATTTGGTATTATACCAATTTGTTGGTGCATCACCCGGAAGATTAGTTGTAAAATTAAAACTTCCCGTGCCAAACCCCGTGCCACCCGTGGGTTTATCAGAAGAAACTAAATCTGTATCAGATCTTCTATATACGACATAAGTATAAGTCGATTTTGCAAAATCACCAGAAGATTTAATAGAGGTTGACCAAAGTGGAACAACGTTCCACCACCCGTTGACTGTATCATAAGTCGCGGATGTATTGTAATTTTTTAATATACCATCATTCTCATCAATATAATGCTGTGAC